GAAAAAATTATAGAAATAATGGCGGACTGTGTACCTTTAATTGTGCCTAATAAAGTAGACGCAGAAGTAGGTGAAAGCTGGGGCACAGCCTTACAAAACTACAAGGAGTTTTACGCATGATAAGTAATAAAGAAAAATTAAGGGCTAAGTATTTTGAAATATTTATGCTTACCTTAAACACAGACATGACGCTTGAAGAAATAGGAAAAAAATACAAGATGTCAAAACAACGTGTATGGCAGATAGTGAGGTTTAATGAGCTTGGTGGAGGAGATTATTACCGTGGATATCAAGTATATACTGACCACTATAATACTTTACTATATGATGCAAATATTAGTACAATAGAACGTAAGCAACAAATGAGACAATGGCTAAAAGAAAAAAATGTCCGTCTCATTAGGAGTAAAAGTGATGGCACAAAGATCATTACACCAAACGACTAGTCTTCACGACTCTCCGTGCATAGGTATTTGCACAGTAACGTACGGAATGACTAGAACTTGCAAAGGTTGTGGTAGAACAGCTACAGAGATTAGGGACTGGAATACATTCACAGAAGTAGAAAAGAAACTAATAGTTGTTCGTTGTTGGGAAGATTACTTACCAAGACAAAAACGAGAACTTTTACAAGAACAAGAAGGAAAAGAAAATGAGTTGGTTTAAAAAAGTATTAAAATTCTTCACCCCTCTGTCTTCTGTAGAATTACCTAACCCTCTACATGAAACAGAAACCGTTAGAGCAAGAAATAAAAAAGGTCGATACGTCGCTGACGACCCCAGCACTCCAAACGTAAACGAAGCTTACACTACAGTCAAAAAGAAAAGAGGCAGACCTCGTAAGAAAAAATAATGTATGAGTACAATTGTCAAGTCGATCGGGTGGTTGATGGTGACACCATTGATGTTACTTTGGATCTTGGCTTTAGTATTCTTCATAAGTGTCGCGTTCGCTTGTATGGGATTGATACACCTGAAAGCAGAACTCGTGACCTTGAAGAAAAAGCTCGTGGGAAACTCTCAAAAAAATACCTTCAAGATAAAATAAACCAAGGCAAACAAATTGTAATTCAAACTAAACTTAAAGATTCTAAAGGAAAGTTCGGTAGAGTATTAGGTTCAGTTATAGTAGATGGAATTAATATAAATAATTTGATGGTGCTCAATCACATGGCTGTTCATTACACAGGTCAAAGTAAAAAAGAAATAGCAGCAAACCACATAAAAAACAGAGAACTCCTTATACAAGGTGGATTATACTCAATTGAATCTTAAATTCTTTTAAGATTATCCTTTTATCACTAGCCTTTATACTTATAATTATTAGTACTTATTAAATAATTAATAAGCATTTATAGGAGAATATTATGGCAGCAGCCGTCGAAACTATGGCTTATGCAGGGGAAGTTCCCTGGCATGGGCTAGGTGTACAAGTTGATAGTAACTTAACACCTGAAGAAATGTTAGTACAAGCTGGACTTGATTGGACAGTAAGTAAGCGTGACATATTTACATATGATAACGCTGACCCAGATAAGGCAGACGACCTTATTATGGCACCTAACCACTCACTACTTGTAAGAGATAGTGATAATCAAATCTTTGGACCGTGTGGACCAAAGTTTATACCAACCCAAAACCGTGATGCATTTACCTTCTTTAAGAAGTTTACTGACGCAGGTAATATGACCATGGAAACTGCAGGCTCTCTAAAAGACGGTCGTCAGATATGGGGCATGGCTAAAGTTGATGAAAGCTTTACCTTGCCTGGTGACGACAGGATATTAGGCAACCTATTAGTATCTGTGTCTCATGAGTGGGGTAAGTCTAACGAGATTAGGTTTACACCAGTCCGAGTGGTTTGTAATAATACTTTGTCTATGGCATTAGCTGATAAAACTCAGCCACATTTTAAAATGCCACATACTAAAGTGTTTGACCAAGACCTTATTGTTTCTGCAGAGCAGGCACTAGGTCTAGCGAGCAACCGTATGAAAGAGTACAAAGAAGCAGCAGAGTTCTTGTGTAGTAAAAAATACAACAAGGACACCGTTGTTAGCTACCTAGCAGATCTTATGCAACCTAAGTTAGCTCTAGAGCAAAAGATACTAGAGAATACTAAGGATGAAAAAGCATACGTGGCTCGTGCTACTATGCTAGATGAGTTCCAGCGTACACCTAGCAAAATGTACGAGGCTCTTGAGCTTCAACCTGGAGCTAATCTTAAGTCAAGCCAAGGTACTTGGTGGGGAGCTATGAATGCAGTAACATTTGTAGTCGACCATAAGTGGGGTCATGACCGTGACGCAGCAATGCATAACGCATGGTTCGGGGCTCGTGCTAGTTTAAAAACTAGAGCTATGTCTAAAGCTATAGAGTATGCAGAAGCAGCATAATTCTATAGAGTTTCTATGTTTCACCACTCCTGATTATTCAAGGGTGGTGAAAGTTGATATGACAGAGCTACATAAAATTGTTCAGGGTTACCCACGTATTGGTGACCCTGCATTTATGTCAGCTAAAAATTGTATTTCACCAGAGAGTAAAGCAATTGAAACATACAATACATTTGCTAAACGCAAAATTAAAACTTTTAAAAACCCTAAAGATTGTCAAACAAAACTTTGGAATCTTTTTTATAAACGAGCTATCAAACCAGAGGACATTGATATGAAACGCAGTTATAAAACTCAAATAGATATACCCAAACCCAACAATTATTGTAATGAGATTAGTGCTAGAGATCCGTATGACACTAGTCAAAAACTAACACGCACTGATAAAGTTCCTATGTCTAGTAAAAACAAAGAGCGTATGAAACAATATAAAAATATTAAAACCATACAAGATGTTTTAGACAAAGGTGTGCTTAATATCAATGATATTAAATATGATATAAAATTAGGGTATGTCAAGAAAAGTCAAGCCTAACTATGTATTACTTTGGGAAATGGTGTACAGCAACCCAAATCAAGTTAAACAAACCCCTGCTAGATTATTAGTCAAAGTCGATATGAACTCTGAGATATACAACGCAGGGGAGTTTGATTACTGGATAGAAGAACACCGCAATCAAATAGCTCAATGTGTTATCAAAGCTATTAAAAATAATGTAAGTAAGTATAGATGTATTAAGGTTTTTAAAGTACCTTTTTATAGCGATCAAGTAGCTTAAATTTACTGTGACCGTTTTAGAGACGTTCTTTTTATAAGCCTAACCTACCCTACCCTTTATAAGATCAAACGCTTAAAAACGCTCATATAATTTATACATCACCCCTATTATCTTTATACGATCTATACTAATATATACTTTTGTTATATTAAGTAGGAGAAGAATATGTCAGAAGAAACAAGATTTAAACCTGTCAATGTTAGACCAGAAATACACAAAGAACTAAAACAGTTTTGTGACGAGCATGGTTTTACGCTGTCAGGGATTGCTGAAAAAGCCATTAAAAAATACATGTTAGAATTAAAAAGAATTTTTGATTTAACAAGTACAGGTTGGTAGAATGCTAGAGATAGATAAAAACATAGATGTGCCTCTACCTAACTATAAAGAGAAGTGGTCGTTTCATCGTTTAGAAGTGGGTGACAGTTTTGCTATTCCGTTTGAGGATAACGAACTAGAAGTCACACGTTTACGAACTGCTGCGTCTGCTTATTCAGGCAGGCACAGAGTTAGATTAGTAACTAGAACAACCGAGGAAAAAGGCACTAAAATGCTGAGAGTATGGCGAACAGAATAGAAGATGACTTTTTTGATCAAGCTAGGATTATGTCCTATAAACAACTTGTAAGTGCTAATGAGTTAGCCATAGAAAAAAACTTTAACCGAAGCCTCAACATCAAAAAATTTATTGCAGCTGTAAAAAAGTTTGGGTATAATCCAGACTCAGTTATTTTTCCTGTACTACCTTTGATGTTACACGAACACGCTAACGGAGAATCAGTAGAACCCCATATAAGAATTAAAATTATTGGACCGTTTAATGAAGAAGGATTAATTATAGAAGCAGTTTTAGATTGTCCTCTAGAATCTTTTAATAAATTAAGTGTGTACGACATAGAAAATAGAACGATTCTTAAAATGAATTAGGCTATAATATGAGCATGACTAAGAAAAATTGGATTACTGAAGGTTTCCTACCCTACGAGGATTGGGATTTATATGACTATGCTGTACCTATTGACATACTAATGTTAGTAGACAAGAACGAAGACTTTGAAAAGTTTGTTGAACGTAGGCATAATAATCTTAAATTAATATTAGCTTTTAAGTATCTTAACGAATGAAGAAAAAGAAATTAACCCCCAAACAAGAAAAATTTGCACAGAACGTGGCAAAAGGCATGTCTCAAAAAGATGCAGCAATAGATGCAGGGTACAGTGAAAAGAATGCTGTAAAAGCAGGGTATGTACTGGCTAGTGACGAGAACCCTTTAGTACAACAAAAGATACAAGCTCTACAAGAAAAAGCCAGTAAAAGAGTAGAACTAGATTTAGCTACCCATTTAATAGACTTAAAAGATATACGAGAAGGAGCTATGCGTAATGGTGCGTGGTCTGCTGCAGTTGCTGCGGAAGTGGCTAGGGGTAAAGCAGCAGGACTATATGTAACTCGTAGTGAGATGACTGTAAATAGAGTTGATGTTATGTCTAAAGAAGAAGTATTAGAACGTATGAAACAACTCTATCAAGAAACTGGGGGCATACTCCCTAGTGGTAAGATAATAGAAGCAGAGATAGAAGATGATGACAAAGAATATACACTACCTAAAGGGAGCGTTTAGCTACTTTCAACCTGAGTTTGATCGTTGGGATGAACCTGTGGTGCGTAAAACTAAGAACGGTATGGTCTATGGTAGACCTAGTCGTGGCTTTGGTGACGCACCGTTTGAGTATGCTGGTAAGCACATGGAACCAGAACCGTGGACTTACAAAATGAAACTTATAAAAGAAAGAGCGGAAGCGTTAGCAAGTGATATCTACAATAAAGAAATTAAATTTACCTTTTGTCTTTGTGGTTATTATGGGGACAACGGTGTAGGGATACCTCATCACAGTGATACAGTGCCCACTCTTGATGATATTGTAGTTTCAATTAGTTTTGGTGGTCCTCGTGTGTTTGCTTGGCGTACTTACCAAAATCCTATTAAAAAACATACTAATACTAGCGATATATTTTTTGAAGAAAATTTTCTAAACGAAGAAACATTTTATATTTTAGAGCATGGTGATGTACTTATTTTTGACGGACACAGTCAAATGAAAAGCACTCACGCTGTACCTGATTTACCTTTAGCCGAAGAAAGAATTAATTTAACTTTTAGGTCTGGGCTATGACTAGAGACATAGTAAAAATGATTTTTGAAATGGAAGATGCTGTAGAGTCTAACTATCCTGAGATTAGATCTGCAGCCAGTAAAGCATTACACTCAGGTAAAGTTATGGGCTTCTCAATTAAGAGACCCAGTAAAGAAGAAAGAGAACAACATGAGAGATTTATACAACAAATTTCATCAACTGATGAAGTCAAGTCGACTAAATAAAATTTGGAAAATAGTATGTCAAGAATTAAAGAATTAGCTCCATACAGACTAAGGAATACACTGTTAGGTGTCAATAGTGAGTGGTGTGTTAATAAAACAACTTTAGCACTTATACAAGATGCCGAGGCAGATTTTGAAGATTACGAAATACACGAAGGACAAACAGATCTAAAAACAACGTTAGGTGAGTATGTTACGCAAGTGCTCCCTGATGTTTAT